ACACGCTGACGCAAGGCGTCAATGAAATCTCGCTGCCTACCGATACGGTCAATGTCCTGGAGGCGATCATTCGCCAGAACAACCAGGGCATCAACACCGATGTCTACATCGAGCGCATTAGCCGTGAGGATTGGTTGAACGTGCCGGATAAGACTTCGCAGGCTCGCCCTGCGCAGTTTTATGTGCAGCGCACCAATACGCCAAAGGTCTTCTTTTATCCGGCAGCGGATCAGACGTACACGTTTGTGTACTACAAGATCCGTCGGATGCAGGACGCAGGGGCTTACACGAATGACGCGGACATCAACTTCCGCTTCCTGCCGTGCTTGGCTTCTGGTTTGGCGTATCAGCTCTCGTTGAAGTTTGCGCCCGATCGTACGCCGGCCCTCAAGGCCATCTACGAGGAGGACTTCAACCGGGCTGCGATGGAGGATCGGGACACGGCCAGTGTGCAGTTCATCCCGGACATGGGGGTCTAAGTGGCCTACGCTAGTGGCAAGTTCTCCTACGGGCTCTGCGACTACTGCGGGCAGCGATACCAGTACAACACCCTGCGCAAAAACTGGCAGGGCTACATGGTGTGTCCAGACGACTATGAGCCAAAGGAACCGCAACTCGAACCGCTTCGTTATCGCGGCGATGCTATTGCGCTGCGTGATCCGCGGCCCGATCGCATTGAGCCGGTCTCCGTGTTCGTGGGGGCCCCTGGGTTCACGGCGTTCCAGAGTTTTGGCACAGCGCGCAACACGAACGATATGCGTCCGTACATTGTCGGGCAGGCCCTTATCGCCCAAGGCGTTGTCGGCGGAGTCACGGTAAGCACGTCATGACATACGACGAACTGGTCACCAATATTCGTAACTACACCGAAGTGAACGCCAATGTGTTCACCAATGCGGTGATCAATACGTTCATCACGATGGCGGAGAACCAGATCCTCCGCGAGATCGACTTGGACGTGTTCAAGGTCGAAGCCACGGCCAACATGACCAGTGGCAACAAATTCCTGTCTGCTCCGAGCGACATCCTGACGCATCGCTACATGATGATCACGTCAGGAAATAACCAGATTTTTCTTGATTTCCGCGACACCTCCTTCATGAAGGAGTACGCCCCGAACGGGTCGGCGACCGGAACGCCGAAGTACTACTCAGTTTGGGATCAGAACACGTTCTACGTGGCGCCGACTCCAAACGCGAACTTTGTGGTGGAGCTCGGCTATATCTACCGTCCGGCTCAGTTGTCGTCGGCCACCCCGACGACCTGGATCAGCACGAACGCTCCGGAAGCTTTGCTTTACGCCTGCTTGATTCAGGCCTACAGCTACACCAAGGGCCCGGACAACATGCTCCAGTACTTCACGAATTCGTATCGCCAAGCGATCCAGGGCCTGGGCATCGAGCAGCAGGGACGCCGCCGACGCGACGAGTACCGCGATGGTATGATTCGCTTGCCGCTTAAATCGGAGTCGCCCGGCCCATGATCAATGTTTCATCACCCGTCCTGGTTGGCGGGGTAACCATACAAACCACCCAACACCGAGGGTGGACCGTTGAGGAGCTCGCGCAGCGTGCTGCGGACAAGATCGTGTACGTTGGGGATCAGTCGCACCCGGCAGTCCGTGAGCAGGCGAGAGCGTTCAAAGAGAGCGTTAAGCACGTGGTGGCCTTTTATTTAAGCGAGGCCATCGAGCAAGACCGTGTTACGGTAGCCAACCGGCTCCGTGAGGCGGGGCATCCTGAGCTGGTCCATCTGTTAGGAGAATAGAAATGGCGTTTTCTGGCAATTACATGTGCACCAGCTTCAAGGTCGAGCTGATGCAGGCTGTTCACAACTTCACAACCGGCACGGGCAACACCTTTAAGCTCGCGTTGTACGACAACAGTGCCTCCTTCACGGCGGCGACGACGGCGTACACGGCGACGAACGAGGTGTCCGCTTCGGGAACGTATTCGGCCGGTGGCGGCACGCTGACGAATGTCACGCCGACCTCGAGCGGTACGACGGCGTTCACGGACTTCGCGGATCTGTCGTTCACGAGTGCGACGATCACCGCGTACGGTGCGTTGATCTACAACGACTCGGCTGCGGGTGATCCGGCGGTGTGCGTCCTGGACTTTGGCGGTGCCAAGACCTCGACGAACGGTACGTTCACGATCATCTTCCCGACCGCTGACGCAACGAACGCTATCATTCGTATCGCTTAACGGGGGTCGTTAAATGGCCCTCGTTCTTGCGGATCGCGTCCAGGAGACCACGACCACTACAGGTACGGGCGCTGTGACGTTAGCTGGGGCCGTAGTTGGCTTCCAGACCTTTGCTGTTATCGGTAACGGCAACCAGACCTATTACACCATCGCCGAGCAAGCTGGCAGCGCGTGGGAAGTGGGCATTGGCACGTATACCTCCTCTGGTACGACGTTATCTAGGGACACGATCCTCTCCTCGAGCAACGGCGGCTCCGTAGTCAACTTTGGTGTTGGCACGAAGAACGTCTTTGTCACGTACCCTTCCGGCAAGTCGGTCAATCGCGACGTAGCGGGGGATGTGACGGTAGCGGGCTCGATCACGGGCGAGGAGCTACTGGCGTCCAATGGGATTGTCCTGAATAAGGACATTTCCGCGACGAGTTATACGTTCCCGTCTGACTACAATGGCCTCACGGTAGGCCCGCACACGGTTGGATCTGGTGCGGTGGTGACGGTGGCCGCGGGTCAACGGTGGGTGGTGTTATGAGTACGATTAGCGCAGGCACGACTACCCCTACAGCCCTTTCGCTCTCTGGCGATACCACAGGTGCTTTGACCTTCCAGGTCAATGGCACGACGACGGCTGCGACTGTTACGTCCGCTGGGAACGTCGGTATTGGCACTACCTCGCCTGCCGTGCAAGTTCACGCAACTGGCGTGGGCCGTTTCTCGCAGTTGCAGTTACCGAACAATGCGGGAACGTATACGAGTGGATCGGCGGGGTTTCATCTTTTTGGATTTTCTGACAACGCGCTCTATTTCAACTGGTTCGACAACGGCGCGATTGTTTTTAGGAACAATGGAACGACGGAAAGACTCCGCATAACAGCCGCCGGAGACGTCGGCATCGGCACATCGTCGCCGGGGACAAAGTTAGACGTCGCAGGAAACATAAATGTTGGCGCGTCAGGAAATAAAAATTATCAAATTGCAACTGACAGCAATGGACTATTTTTGCTGGACAGAACAAACACCCGCTATCCATTTAAAATCAATGCCGGTGCTTATGACGATGCTCTAGTTATAGGCTCTACCGGCAACGTCGGCATTGGTACTGCGGCGCCGGGAACAAAGTTAACTGTATCTTCCGCAACAAATGCTGGCATATCTGTAACGGACGGCACCGTTACGACAATTTTGTACAACACGAGTTCTGCTAACGGAAGTGTGGGGACAACGTCAAATCATCCGATGGCGTTTTACACCAACAACGCCGAGCGTATGCGTGTGACGGCTGGCGGTTTAGTGGGCATAGGAACTACCAGCCCAAACGTCGGTCTTGAAGTAGCCAGCGCCGCAACTGAAAATAATCGCTCATTAAGAGTCGCGTTTGATTCAACGTACTACTTTGAAATTAGAAATCTTGGCGCGGCTGGCGCGCGATTGCGTAGTAACAACGGGCAAATAGTTTTTAACATTACCGGCACGGATTACGCCGAACTGAAAACGTCCGGAGAATTCGTCACCGGCGGCACGACCGACAACGGTGCCTACAACCTTCAATGCAACGGCACAGGTGTTTGGGGTGCTGGCGCTTACGTCAATGGTTCAGATGAGCGGCTGAAGGACAATATCCAGTCGCTTGATTCGGGCCTTGATGTCATCAAGGCTATGCGCCCTGTGACGTTCCAGTACAAACCGGAATACAGCAAGGATCAAAGCGTACAGCCCGGCTTCATCGCGCAAGAATTGCAGACCGCGATGGCGGGTAAAGCCTACCTTGAAGGCGTGGTGCAGGAAGGGCCGAACCACCTTAACGTGGCGTACCAGAACATTATCCCGATATTGGTTAAAGCCATGCAGGAACAGCAAGACCAGATCAAGGTTTTGCAAGATAAGATTGCAGCGTTGGAGATCAGGTAATGTCCAGCACCATTAACGCATCTGTCGACGGCATCGTCCTCACGGCGAGCAGTACGGCTGCCATGAACCTGGCCACAGGTGGCACGAACCGGTTGTCGATTGATACGTCGGGGAATGTGGGCATCGCGACCGGCAACCTCACCTTCTCGTCCACCGGCCAGCGCATCACGGGCGATATGTCCAATGCGACGTTGACTAGTCGGCTTGCGTTTCAAACAAGCACGACGGATGGTGCCACTAGACTAATGGTTCTGCCCAATGGAACGTCAACAACATCTGCATTTAATCTTTTAAACACATCTGACGCAAACAACGCTTCGTATTTAACGTTTGCTTGTGAATCAACTGTTGTCGCTTTTCGGGCCACTAATGCGGGTACTGGCACCTTATTGCCGATGGCGTGGGTCACAGGCGGCAGCGAGCGTATGCGGCTGGATACGTCGGGGAATCTGGGCATTGGTACTGCGTCGCCTGTTACACGACTCCATGTTCTTGACGCATTGTCTGGCGGTCAGTTTATCGTTGCTAACTCGGAAACAAACTCCGCAGAAAAATACGGTACGTTTGCCACCCAGCATTACACCAACGCAGAAGAACCTGCGCTTGGTGTTGCGGTTCAAAGTTCGGCTACTGAAAACAACATCCTAATCGGCGGCGCTTTAGGCGAGTTTAACGCTGCTACTGCAATTAAGTTTTATACCGCAGCGAACAATACGACGACTAGTGGCACGCAGAGGATGACCATTGACTCCTCCGGCAACGTCGGCATTGGCGGGACGGCGAGTGCGTTTGCAAAAGTTGAAATTACCGGAAACTTTCCCGGTACAACTGCCGGTATTGGGCATTATGTAAATACCACCGCTCCGAACGGAATGACGGCAAACGTACAGGGATTCCGTACAAACATTGGAACTGCTGCCGCTGCGTTTACGCTTGTAGATATGCACCATTTTTATGCGGTGCAAGGAGCGTTTGGCGCTACCTCGGCGGTGACCAATCAATATGGTTTCCACGCCGCATCCTCCCTCACCGGAGCCACCAATAACTACGGCTTCTACAGCAACATCGCCTCTGGCTCAAACCGCTGGAACTTCTATGCAAACGGGACGGCGCAGAATTATTTTGCGGGAGAGACGGGTGTTGGCCGTGTTCCGGTATCTGGTGTCCGACTGACCGTAAGAGGCTCTAACACCGCCGCTACAGATTACGCATTAGCTTGTTACGACTCGTCAGATTTTGTTTTGCTTTATACAAGAAACGATGGGTACATCAACACCGGAACACGCACAAATTCACCATATAACGCTACAACTGGCAGCGCAGCCAATATGTTTGTGGACAGCAATGGTGGATTGCTCCGTTCCACCTCATCTTTGCGCTACAAGTCAGAAGTTACCGATGCAACACACGGCCTTGCTGATGTACTGAAACTTCGCAGCGTCACCTACAAGGGTAAGAACGACGGAGACAAGGTATTCGGTGGTTTGATTGCTGAAGAAGTCCACGACGCAGGACTGACGGAATTCGTGGCCTACGACAAAGAAGGCCGACCGGATGCGCTGCACTACGGGAACATGGTGGCTTTGGCGTTTAAAGCAATCCAAGAACTCAAGGCCGAAAACGACGCACTTAAGGCTCGGATAGAAGCGTTGGAGACTAAGTAATGTCTAGCATCATTAACGCCGGCACTAGCGGCGTAACTATAACTGGGTCAACCTCGACCGTACTCAGTCTTGCTACGAACGGCACGACCCGCGCCACGATTGATGCTTCGGGGAATGTGTCCCTTGCGTCCGGCAACCTCACATTCTCGTCCACCGGCCAGCGCATCACGGGCGATATGTCCAATGCGACGGTTAGCAATCGGCTGATTTTTCAAACAAGCACAGTTAGCGGAAACACGGCGGTAGGAGCAACCCCCAACGCTGCTGCTGGAAATTCAAGTTTTAATGCATTTAACGCAAGCGATGTTAACAACTCGTCATTTGCAGGTCTTGGAGTAACTGGCTCCGTAGACGTTCGTTTGCAGTCTGGACTTTTAGGCACCGGCACCTATTTACCGATGACCTTCTATACCGGCGGCAGCGAGCGTATGCGGCTGGATACGTCGGGGAATGCACTTCTCGGCACGACGACGGGTCTTGCTGGAAGCCGTCTCACGGTTGTCGGTGGTGGCACACAATTAAGTCCCGGCACTACCGCGCAAGAAGGCGTGCGTATTCAACGTGCTACGGGCTACGCGACTTTTACCGGCATCAACAACGACAACAACGCCTATAACGGCTTGCAGTTTTTTACTGGTGCAAGCGCGGCGGCAACGATTGATACCTCCGGCAACGTCGGCATTGGTACTGCGTCGCCGGGGACAAGATTAACCGTATCTTCCGCAACCAACGCTGGCATATCTGTAACGGACGGTACCGTTACGACGATCATGTACAACAGCACGGGCGGTGTTGGCTCAATCGGCACAACGTCAAATCACAGCGTCAATTTACTTACCAACAACGCGACCCGAGTCACGGTTACTAACGGCGGCCACGTTTCCATGACCGGCAGGCTTGGCGTAAACGGCGCGTCAACCGATGCAACTTTTGTATTAGCAGTTCAAGCAGGCAGAACGTCTCTGGCTGCAAACAGCGAAACTTACGCTTTAGGAGTTCGTTACGCATCTTCAACAGGAATTTATTATATTGGCGCTACAAACAGCGCAACCCCAGACTTGGTGTTTAGCCAAGTTGGTGGTTCGGAGCGTGCGCGTCTGACAAATGCTGGTGGCTTCTCTGTCGGCACTACGGCAGACCCCGGCGCTGGCGCGATCTTCGCCACAGGCAACATCACGGCGTACTACTCCGATGCTCGCCTGAAAGACTTCAAGGGCAAGATCGGCGGTGCGCTGGATAAAGTCAGCCAACTGAACGGGTACTACTACACCGAGAACGCCAAGGCCGAAGAGTTTGGCTATAACAACAAGGCCATGCAGGTCGGTGTCTCGGCACAGGAAGTAAAGGCTGTGCTGCCGGAAGTTGTCTCGGCTGCTCCGTTTGACCTTGATGAGAAGGGCGAGAGCAAGTCTGGCGAGAACTACATGACGGTCAACTACGAGAAGTTGGTGCCGTTGCTGATCGAAGCGATCAAGGAATTGACCGCTAAAGTTGAGGCGCTCGAAGGGAAGAGGTAAGTCATGGCACTTCCATCATCAGGTCAAATATCTCTCAGCCAAATTCAGACTGAGTTTGGCGGGTCTAACCCAATTAGTATCAATGAATACTACAAGGGCGGCGCGTATGTATTGACTACGGATAACGCTCCTAACGTACCTACCAGCGGGCAAATTGACTTTAATGACTTTTGGGGGGCAGGTAAGTCTGTATCTCCAACATCCGTTGAGTACCTCATTCTTGGCGGCGGTGGCGGCGGCGGTGGATCTGGTTGGTACTACTTTACTGTTAGTTACGGTAATTATATTGAAGAGTATCAACCCGGTTCCGGCGGTGGCGGCGGGCAGTACAAAAACAGCACTGCTGCTGTTTCTGCTGGTACTACATACACCATAACTGTTGGTGGTGGCGGTGCGGCAGGACCGGCTGGTTACGCCCAGACAGCCAGTCAGGGGGGAAGTTCTTCTGCGTTTAGTGTTACTTCAACTGGCGGCGGTAGAGGCGCGGCTTATTATCCCGGCGATACTGGCGGATCTGGATCAGGCGGCGCGTCTGTTATTTATCTACAGGCTAGTAGCGGTCTTCTTGATAATTTAGATAACAAAGCCGGTGGCGCTGCGGCTGCTGGAGGTGGCACCAATGCTGGTGGTAGTGGTGCGGCAAGTACAGTTGCTGGCGGTTCTGGCGGTGGCGGCGGTGCAGGTGGTGCGGGTAGTGGTCAAACAGGCGGTGCTGCGGCGGCTAATGCTATAAGCGGTTCTACTCAATACTACGGCGGCGGTGGCGGTGGCGGTGGGTGGCGTAATGGCGGTGGCGGCGGTGGCGGCACTAATGCGGGTAGTGGTAGCGGATATGCAAATCCCGGTGCGGGTGGCGCTGCTTCGGCTAACTACGGCGGTGGTGGTGGCGGTGCATACAAATCTCGAATATATCTAACTACTACGTATGCTGGCGGTGCCGGTGGGTCTGGTGTTGTAATTATTAGATATGCCAACACTTTTAACGACGCTGTAGCAACAACAGGCTCCCCTTCTTACTCCAATACCGGCGGTTACAAGATATACAGATTTACTGGTTCTGGCTCTATTCGTTGGTGACGTATGGCTCATTTTGCAAAACTTGATGAGAACAACGTTGTTCTGGATGTCATTGTTGTTAGCAACGACGTTATTGAAAATTTGCCGTTTCCAGAGTCTGAACCTATAGGCGTGACTTTTTGCCAATCACTTTTTGGCGCTGATACAGTTTGGAAGCAGACTTCCTACAACGGTAATTTTCGTGGCCGTTATGCAGGGATTGGATATACGTATAACGCGGAACTCAATGAGTTCATACATCCGCCGCGACCGCCTACAGTTGTAAACATGGATGAACTTGAGAAGCGAGTTGGAGGTATACCGTTTAGTAGTACTCGCGTTAGCGTTTTGGCAGACGAATCAGAGGCTCCATAGTGCTTTTCTATAAACCACAAAAAATAGCGTTGCTGCGGCCACCCAAAGTTGGCACGTTTACCGCTACTCATTTTTTAGAGGTGTGCGGATGGAAACCTCTTGGTGGGCCACATGGCTATTTAAAAACTTACGCAGAGAAATACCCAAATTTACTAAACTACAAAGTTTATTGTTTTTTCAGAGACCCGCTCGCAAGATTTGAAAGTAAGATTTTGCATGTAAAACAGATACCGATGTCTGGTTCGATATTTCAAAAAATTGTGGAAGAACATTTTCCAGAACGTACTGTTGAAACTATTTCTTATGAAGAAGTAACTACGGTATATCCGTTTTTAAAGGAAAAGTTTCCACTGATGTTTAGCCCTCAAGTAGTATGGTTTAGTCACCCGAACGTATACCCGCTTGACTTTGCCAATATTGAATCAGAACTTCGCCGTATATCAGGTAATTATGAAGCCCCGATGTTGTGGCATAACAAGTCAACTGACTACGGCAGAAGCGTGATTACTGACAAGGTTCGTGAGTTTGTCCGTGACTACTACGCCGTTGACTACCAGTTCGCGAAGGATGTCCTTAACAAGGAGTATTGAATGGAAGATGTTAGACTTGAAATGACCCTCGAAGAGGCAGTTGCGATCGTCAATCTGCTTGGAACGCTGCCCACGCAGCAGGGGGCATTCCCGTTGTGGCAGAAGCTAAAGGCTCAGGTCGAGCCTTTGTTACCAAAGGAGCAAAGCAGTGATCACGTGGCAAATTGACAGCATGGCGGTAAAACCGCAGGAAGGTTCGTATACCGACGTCGTGGTCACGGCAGCGTGGCGTTGCACGGCATCAGACGCAGGCTATGCGGCCAGCAACTATGGCAGCATGGGCTTTACTGGCCCTGGCGACAACTTCACCCCGTATGCGGATCTGACGCAGGACGAGGTGCTCGGCTGGGTCTGGGCAAATGGCGTGAACAAGGATGAGGTAGAGGCCAACGTCCAGCGCGAGCTCGACAACCTGGTCAACCCGCCGGTCGTACAGTTGCCGCTGCCCTGGGCAAGCTAATATAGGCCATGCTGGGCTTTACCCCATTTGCCGCCGCCCCGTTCGCCGCAGCGGGTTCGGTTAGTGTTTCTGTAGATGTAACTGGGGTACAAGCTACCGGCCAGGTCGGGGCCGTTGCCGTTACGGGCACGGCCACTGTCCTACTTACAGGCGTTTCGGCCACCGGCTTTGTCGGGGTGGCCACCGTCGCGGCGGATGCCAACGTCTCTGTCACTGGGGTTTCGGCCACAGGGCAGGTGGGCTCCGTCGCAGTTACGGGCGCTGCGGACGTTCCTGTCACAGGGCTTCAAGCGACAGGTCAGGTCGGCAGCGTTACGGTAGCGGCTAATGCCGATGTAGCCGTCACGGGGGTTTTTGCCACCGGAGCGGTCGGATCGGTCACGGTACTGCCCTCGGTCGAAGTCTTCGTTACCGGAGTTCAGGCCACCGGATTTGTTGGGGTTGCGGCGGTCACCGGTGCCGCGAACGTCAACGTCACAGGCGTTTCGGCCACAGGGCAGGTCGGTTCTGTTACTACGGCGGCGGGCGCTGACGTACTCGTCACAGGCGTCTCGGCCACCGGCCAGATGGGCGACGTTGCGGTCACCGGTAGCGCCGTTGTCCCGACAACGGGTATCTCCGCCACCGGCCAGGTCGGCAGCGTACAAATCCTCGTCGAGGTAGACGTGCTCGTTACCGGCGTGTCCGGAACGGGCCAGGTCGGCAGCGTTGTCGCGCAGGCGGGCGCGGACGTCTTCGTCACCGGAGTTTCGGCGATCGGAGAGGTCGGTCAGGTCGTTGTTTGGAGTAATATTATCCCTGGCCCAACCGGCCCGTGGGTCGTGGTCAATGATTCGCAGGGCGGTACCTGGACGCCTGTGGATGATTCGCAATCGAACATTTGGACGCCGATAGCGGCCTAGAGGATTGAGCGATGGCTAGTACATACAGCACCAACCTTGGCATAACCCTGATGACGCCGGGTGAAAACTCGGACACTTGGGGCGATATTACGAATGATAACCTGGGAACGCTGCTTGAACAGGCCATCTCAGGCTATGTCACGCAATCGGTCGCTACGGGCACGGACACGACGATCACGATCCCCGACGGGTCGACTGGCGTGGCTCGTAACATGTACATCGAGCTCACCGGAACCGGTGGGGCTGCGACTAACCTCATCGTTCCTGCCAAGAAGAAGCTTTACTTCATCTACAACAACACGGTCAGCGGACAGGTCACCGTTAAGGTGTCGGGCCAGACCGGCGTGTCGGTAGAGAACGGCAAGAAGGTCATTTTGGTCTGCGACGGTACGGATGTTGAGCTTGCAACGAGCTACCCGACGCTGCCGGTAGCGGTTTCCGATGGCGGCACTGGCCAGACGAGCTACACCAATGGTCAATTGCTGATCGGTAACACGACGGGCAATACGCTGACCAAGGCCACGTTGACCGCAGGATCTAATATCGCCGTCACCAACGGCACTGGCTCAATCACGGTCGGCTTTAGCGGAACACTGCCGGTTGCCAGTGGCGGCACTGGCGTCACGACGAGCACGGGAACGGGAAATGTTGTCCTCTCGAGCTCGCCTACGTTGTCTTCTCCGGTGCTCACGACTCCGAATCTGGGAACGCCGTCGGCGTTGACGCTAACAAACGCGATCGGCTTGCCGCTGACCACGGGCGTGACGGGCACGTTGCCGATTGCCAACGGCGGTACGGGGACCACGACCAGCACTGGAAGTGGCGCTGTGGTGCTTGCGACTAGTCCGGCGTTGACGACCCCGAATTTAGGAACGCCGACGGCGCTGACGTTGACGAATGCGACGGGGCTTCCGCTTGCCACGGGCATTACTGGGACGTTGTCGACTGCTAACGGCGGTACGGGTTCTACATCGACGACGTATTGTTCGCTCTCGACCAACGTCAGCGGAACTCTGCCTGTAGCCAACGGCGGCACGGGCTCTACGTCAACGACGTACTGTTCGCTCACGAGCAACGTCTCTGGCACATTGCCGGTTGCTAACGGTGGTACAGGCTCTACGTCAACGACGTACTGCTCACTTGCAAGCAACGTCTCCGGCACATTGCCGGTTGCCAACGGTGGTACGGGTCAAACGACTTACACCAATGGTCAGTTGTTGATCGGTAATACGACCGGCAATACTTTGACCAAGGCTACGCTGACCGCTGGTACCGGTATTTCTATTACCAATGGGGCCGGTTCGATCACTATCGCCACTAGTGGTTCAGCACTAACGGGCGTTACCACCACAGATTTGACCGCTCTCGGTCGTTTTGCTGGAGACAGCGTTACCACAGGAACGGGCAACACCTTTATTGGTTTTGACACAGGTACCGCACTGACCAATGGTGATAACAACACCATGGTCGGCTATCAGGCTGGATATGTAGCAACCTCGGCTACCTGGTCTACGTTCCTTGGCTACAACGCGGGCCGAAACGTCACCACAGGAAACGCAAACACTTTCGTTGGGTATTTTTCTGGAGCGGGAGTTTCTACCGGTTCAACCAACTGCGCTATGGGCGACAGTGCGTACAACACCGGAAACTACTCTAACTCGATAGCGCTTGGGTTTAATGCGCAGGTCTCTGGAAGCAACTACGGCCGCATTGGCGACGCCAACGTAGACGTTTACGTCAAGAGTCTTACTCAGACCTCTGACGTTCGGGACAAGGCCGACATACAGGACAGCA